ATGGCTTGTTCACGTGTCAGATTGCCTTTAGTCATTTTTATCCCCTAGGTTGCTGGACCGCACCGCGCTGTCCATGTGTATTATTGTGCGCACAATAAGTCAGTGTGTCAATAGTGTGCGCACAAAATAGTTGTAACAGTTGCCACCGCTGTGCCTGTATCGACTCGCAATGAGTCAAACACACAGGCTAGGTGCCGTGTAGGGAGCACGAAAACAGTCCCACACACCCCGACGCATAGGGAATCGCCCTACTCATGCTCCCCGAGCAGGGAAAGAGGCGGGCGGGGATCTTATGGCGAACAACCCTTGAGGATTCGCAATCATGGCAAGACCAACCAAATACGCCCCAAGCTATTGCGAAAAGGTAATTGAACTTGGGAAACTCGGCATGTCTGTTGTTGAGATGGCCTCCGAAATCGGAGTGGGCCGCACAACGTTGGAGCGAGATTGGCCTGAAGCTCATCCAGAGTTTTCGCAAGCCTTGACGCACGCAAGGGAATGTTCTCAAGCGTGGTGGGAGTCGATTGGTCGAGTAAACCTCATCATGGCCCCGCAGTCTGGTACGTTTCAAGCATCTGTTTGGTCTAGGTCTATGGCCGCTCGATTCCCGAATGATTGGCGGGAAAAGACAGAGCAGAAGATTGAAGGCGAACTTGCGATTAGCAAGATCACCCGGACGGTCGTCAAGCCTGCATGAGAGAGCTTGACCTGAAGACTGCGGAAGTCTTCACGCCGTTATTGCAGCCCGCTCGATACAAGGCTGCATGGGGTGGTCGCGGATCAGGCAAGTCGCACTTCTTCGCTGAGTTGATGATTGAGGACTGCCTGACTTCTCCTGGCGATACAGGGGAAGGATTGAGGGCTGTCTGTATTCGAGAGGTTCAAAAAGACCTGTCGCAGTCATCGAAGGCGTTGATTGAGTCAAAGCTGTCGGCGTTTGGCATTTCTGAGGCTGACGGCTTCAAGGTGTTCAAGGATGTCATCCAAACCCCTGGCGATGGAATCATCATCTTCAAAGGGATGAACGACTACACCGCAGACAGTGTGAAGTCGCTGGAAGGCTTCAAGCGTGCATGGTGGGAAGAAGCGCAGACGGCTACGCAGCGCAGCCTTGATCTGCTTCGTCCAACTATCCGAGCACCCGGATCTGAATTGTGGTTTGGTTGGAATCCACGCCACAAGAAAGACCCGGTAGACCAGATGTTTCGCGGCGTCGAGTTGCCTACCGGCGCCGTGGTTGTCAAAGCGAATTGGCGCGACAACCCTTGGTTCACTGCTGAACTAGAGCAAGAGCGGCTTGATTGCCTCCGGATGCAGTCCGACAAATATGAGCACATCTGGGAAGGCGGCTACGAGCAGGTTCACGAGGGTGCCTACTTTGCCAAGCATTTGGCAGAGGCGAGGGATCAAGGTCGTGTGGGGTTTGTGCCTCCTGACCCTTTGATGACCTATCGCGTCTTCGTTGACATTGGAGGCACTGGTGCAAAGGCTGACGCGTTCACTATGTGGGTGGCGCAGTTCGTTGGCCTTGAGATTCGGGTGCTGAACTACTACGAGTCAGTGGGCCAGCCATTAGAGGCGCATCTGGCTTGGCTTCGGTCGAATGGCTACGGACCTGATCGGGCTCAGATTTGGCTGCCTCATGACGGGAGCACTCAGGACAAGGTGTTCGACGTGTCCTATGAATCAGCCTTGAAGAAGGCGGGTTATGCGGTGACCGTTGTCCCAAACCAGGGCAAAGGCGCAGCAAAGGCACGGATTGAAGAAGCGCGGAGGTTGTTCCCGTCAATGCGCTTCAACGAATCAACGTGCTCGGCTGGTCTGGATGCGTTGGGCTGGTATCACGAGAAGCGCGACGAGGTTCGCGGCATCGGCTTAGGCCCTGAGCATGATTGGTCGAGTCATGGCGCGGATTCATTCGGATTGATGTGTGTGGTTCACAAACCGCCACAAGCGGGGTCAATGGCCCCAATCAAATACAAATCGAGATTGTTGGCATGAACGCTGAACAGATTGCAGAGGCCTTGCGCTTTGTTGCGATGGGTCGCCCCAATCACCCCAGGGTGGTGGAGTTGGCCGAATATCTCGCAGCCAAAGAAGCTGACAAGCCAAAGCGCAAAAAGGCCGAATAAATGGCAAAGATGGATGATGTAACGCTGCTGAATTTCCTCCAAGGCGAGGAAGATCAAGCGGGCGACTACGTATGGGGCAGACTTGCTCAAGAGCGAGAGCAAGCCATGCGCGAATACGAGCGCCAGCCCTATGGTGACGAAGAAGAAGGGTTGTCCCAGTTCGTTACATCGGATGTCATGGACACGGTGGAGTGGGTGCGCCCCGCTCTGCTGAAAATCTTTGTTGGTGGCGATCAGGCTGTCACGTTCGATCCGTATGGCCCCGAGGATGTTGAGCCAGCAGAGCAGGCTACTGAAGCAGTCAATTACGCATTCTTCAAGCAAAACAATGGCTTCCTAATAAGCTATACAGCGATTACCGATGCGCTGATGCTCAAAAACTGCGCTGTGATGTGGCGGTGGAAAGAGCAGGAGATTAGCCAAACCGAGCGTTTGCAGAACATCTCTGAATTGCAACTCGCCATGCGGGTGCAGATGCTGGAAGCCAAAGGGTTGAAGCCTGAAATTGTCGAAGCGTCTGAGTCAACATTGGTCGCCGACAATATGGGTCAGGTTCTGAGCGTTTTTGATTCGGTCAAGATCAAGACGCGCAAGAAGGCAGGCCGCGTGCATGTCGAGGCATTCCCTCCTGAGGAATTACTCGTTTCGCGCAACTGGACTAGCCCACTGCTGAATGATTGCCCGTATGTCTGCCGCGTGATGCGTGTGACCCTCTCCGAATTGCGTGAGATGGGTCATGACGTTGAGGCTGATGACCTGAGTGATGGTGATGAGGTGACAACCTCCGCTGATCGTCAGCATCGCATGAATCAAGCGAACGGCCACGACATCACGCAGTTCAACGAATCGGCGGCTGATGACGAGAGCCGCACAGAGGGTTGGCTGCGCATTGAGTTTGTGCTGTGTGATCGTGATGGCGACGGTATCAGCGAACGCCTGATGGTCACGCGACTGGCAAACAAGATTTTGAAGGTCGAGGAATGCTCGCACGTTCCAATTGCGACCGCTTCGCCGATCCTGCGCTCGCACCGTTGGGATGGTTACTCGCTGGCTGAATTGGTGTCTGACCTGCAACGTCTGAACACCGTCATCACTCGCGAGATGCTGAACAGCCTGTATCTGTCCACCAAGCCTCGCACCAAGGTGTTGACAGATTCTGCGGGCGCTCCAATGGCGAACATTGACGACCTGCTAGACGCTCGTGCGGGTGGCATCCTTCGCCAACAGACCCCAGACGCCATTCAAGAGCAGGTCACACCGTGGGTGGGTGGCGCTGCGTTCCCTATGCTCGAGTATGTTGACCGGGTGCGCATGAATCGCTCGGGCGTCAACTACCTATCGTCTGGGCTTGACTCCAATGCGATCAACAAGACAGCCCAAGGCGCACGCATCACTGACAGTCGGATGCAAGAGCGCACTGAGTTGGTCGCTCGTGTCCTGGCCGAGACCCTGTATAAGCCGATTTTCGCTGGCATCTTGAAGTTGCTGACGGAGTACGGCATGGAAAAACTGTGCTTCCGTCTTCGCGGAAAGTTCGTTCAGTACGACCCGCAAGACTGGCGCGACCAGTACGACATGACAGTTAATGTCGGCTTGGGTACGGGCAACAAAGAAACCCAGATGGCGACCCTTGCTAATATTGAGGCTTCTCAGATGGCAGCAGTTCAGGGTGGCGGGATGGGCAAGTTGCTTACGCCTAAGCACCTCTACAACCTGCAAGCGCAAAAGGTCAAGCTGGCCGGGTTCCCCAATGTGGATGAGTTCTGGCTGGACCCTGGCGAGGGTATGCCGCAGCAGCCTCCGCCGCCAAATCCTGAGCAGATCAAAGCTGAAGCACAAGCAAGGCAAAAGCAGATCGAACTCCAGGCAGACGGACAGAAGTTCCAAGCGCAGCAGCAAAACGAAGAACGGGCCAATCAGGCCCGTTTTGCTTTTCAGGCAGAGCAAAAGGCGCTAGATCGTCAGTTGGAGTTGGACAAGGCCCGTATTCAGCAGGAAACCCAACTTCTGATCGCTCAAATGCGAAGCGCCTCCGCTGAGGCTATTGCAGAAAAGAAGGCTGACGCAATGGAAGGCCAGGTAGAAGACCAGCAAGTGCCCGACTTCCCAAGCATCGAGGACTGATCCATGACAGACCAGATTGATCGCAGCCGCAAAGAAGCGGTGCGAGGGGAAGACGCTTCCCGCGTTTTGGAAAGCCCCGCATTTCAAGAGGCGATGGCCTTGCTGAAGTCTCAGATCGTGGACGAGTGGGGCAAGTGCCCTGTTCGTGATGCAGAGGGCCAAAAGCTGCTTTTGCAGCTTCACAAGCTCGCCAACAAGTTTGAAGGATTGCTAACCGGGATGGTGGAAACCGGGAAGCTGGCGCAACTGAACATCGACGCTCTACGCGACGAATCAGCAGCGCGAAAACTCTTCCGCCGTATTGTTTGAAGGAAACCTAGCACATGGAAGACCAAGCGCAAGGCGCAGTCGATCCGCTGGACGCTGCCGCATCCCTGATCGCCAACTCTGTTGATGAGAGCGACGACATCGAAGACGATGACGAAGAACAGGTTGAGGCATCCGAAACAGAGGCAGAAGAGTCCGAGGACGCTACCGAAGAGGAAAGCGCAACCGAGGCACCGAGGGAAGTTCTCTTTGCTGGTCAGAAATTCACGCTCCCTGAAGGATTGCCACCCGAGGTAATCGCTCAGGTCGAGGAAGTTGGGAAAAATCTGCAAGGTGACTACACCCGAAAGACACAAGAACTTGTGTCACGAGAGAAGCAAGCCGCCGAGATGGTTCAGCGCAATCTAAACGAAGGTCATCAGCACGTTCAACAGGCGATTCAACAAGCACAAGCAGTCATCCAGGCTGTAGGCGGCTTGATGGATCAGGCCCAGTTGGCGCAACTTGCTCAGACAGACCCTGCAGCTTGGGTTCAGGAAAACGCAAAACAGCAATATTTGCTGTCATACGTCAACCAAATCCAACAGCACGCGCAAGCCATTGAACAGCAAGCCAAACAGGCTGAAGCCAATCGCATCGAAGTCGCCAAGCAAGAAGCATGGCAGCGACTTGATGCAGAAGGAATCGACCGAGAAGGCTTAAAAAAGATATGGACTGACGCTAAAGAGTCGTTCTCGTTTTTAACGGACGAGCGACTAGCTCAAGTGCTAGATGCTGAATCTTGGCTTGTCTTACGTGACGCCATAGCTTATCGCCAGTTGAAGGCTAAGGCCCCGACTTTGACGAAAGCAGCCAAGGAAGCGCCACGGCTTCCAGAAGCAAAACAACCAATGCCAAAAGACGTGCGAGCCAAGTTAGATGCACGAAAAGCCGTCACCAAACGAGGTGGGGCATCTATGCGTGACCTTGCCGCATTCATTGCAACAAACAAGTAATGAAAGGAGCCCATCATGGCTCAACCAACCAACCTGATTTCCAAGTTCAATATCAAGGGTGATCGCGAAGACCTGATCGAAGCAATCACCAACACCAGCCCAGAGAAGACCCCTGTATCTTCTTCGATTGGCCGCACCACTGCCACCAACACATACCACGAGTGGCAACGTGATTCCTTGCGATCTGCAAACAAGGACAACGCTGCAATCGACGGTGATGATGCAACCCTTTCGAGCCGTGGCGCTACCTCTCGTGTAGCGAACTACTCGCAGATCTTCCAAGATGCAATCGGCACATCTCGTCGCTCAAATCGAGTGAAGAAGGCTGGCCGCAAGTCTGAGCAAGCCTACCAAGTAGCTAAGGCTTATAAGGAATTGCAGCGCGACGTCGAGGCGATGATTGTTTCTAGCAATGCCGCTGTTGCTGGCAACAACACAACCGCATCTAAATCGGCTGGTGCTGGCGCGATGATCTACAGCAACGTAGCGCACAACGGAGCAGGCGCAACACCTGCCCATACAACTGGTGCGCAAACAACGGCACCAACGGCAGGCACAAACCGAGCATTCACAGAAACATTGTTGAAGACGGTGGCGCAATCGTCATTCTCTAATGCTGGTGAAGTCCCATCGATGGTCGTTATGTCGCCTTCTCACAAAGGTACGTTTTCAGGCTTCGCTGGTATTGCCGTCAACCGCTTTCAAGTTGGCAAGGGCGAGCAAGGCCGCATCGTTGGTGGGGCTGATGTCTACATGAGCGACTTCGGTGAATTGGAAATCGTTCCTCATTACCTGATGGTTGGTTCAACTACTGTGTTTGGCTTCAACCCGGATTACATGAAGATCGCGTATTTGGATGGATTCCAAACAACCGACTTGGCGAAGACTGGCGACAGTGACCGACAACAAGTGTTGGTCGATTGCTGCTTGGAAATGACCGCTGAAAACGTTCATTTCAAGATTGCAGATCTGACCCCTTGATCTAGTTTGATATTGCGCACAAGGCCCCTTCTGGGGCCTTTTTCTTTTGGGATTGGCGAATGGCAGAAGAAATCGGCGAAAGCGTTTCGGTTGTTGAGGATGTCTCCAACGGTGTCACAACAACGCTTCACTTTCAGGGTGATCAGTTGGTTGTGCAGCGTCAATGGGACGCGACACCATGGCTAGAGCAAGCCAAGGCAGAACGCGCGGAAACTGATGGTCAGCGATGGGGTGAAGGTCGAAAGGTCTTCTCTCTGCCTCCTGCTGAGTACGGTCGATTTCTTATCGAAACCCGAGGGCAGTCCCAAAAGGAAAAGCAATTGTGGTTGCGCATGTGGGCGCAGCAAAACCCCGCCTTGGTCAGCTTTGAGAAGTACCTCAAGAAATGAACTACGGTCAACTCAAAACAGCCGTTGCCAATTGGATCAACCGATCCGACTTGACGAGTGATATAGCGACCATCATTGAAATGGCCGAGGCAACCATTCGCACTGATGTGCGCGTGTCTGCCATGGAGTCGCTTGTCACTGGAAATTTGACTAGCGGATCGGTAGCGTTGCCTGATCGATTCTTGGAGTCTCGGCGGCTCTTGGTTGGTAGCAAGTTGCACGACTACGTTACCCCCGATCAGTACCAAATTGAAATCGAGCAATCCAGCACATTGCGGCACTACACATCATATGCTGGCTCACTTCAAGTCATAAATGGTGGAGCGAGTGCTTATTCGCTGCTGTGTTATCGCTGGTTTGTCACGTTATCAGGTGATGCAGATACGAATTGGCTGTTAACCAATTATCCAAATGTCTACCTCTATCAGGCATTGAAGCAAGCAGCAGTGTTTGTAAAGGATGCAAATGCTGCACAGAGCTATGAGGCTCTGTACCAGCAAGCAAAGAATGCGGTAAATGGGATTGATAAGGCATCTTCCAACCCAAGCGCAATGACTATCAGATCGAGGTCAGTTGCATGATGAACCCAGTTCTAGGATTCACGCCTGACGCTGATCAGACGACGCCCGGCATCATTTCGGAGTGTTCCAACCTGATTCCATACATAAACGGGATGGAAGGCGCGCCAACTCCGACGGCTCCAGCCGGTGTGCCTGCCTTGGCTGCTGCCTGCCAAGGTGCTGCAGTCGTCTACAAGCTAGACGATACGCGCCGGGTGTTTGCTGGTGCGCAAACGAAACTCTATGAACTGGTTGCGGGCACTTGGACAGATCGTTCTCGTGCTGCGGTCTATACAGGCAGTGCCGACACCGTTTGGTCATTCACTCAGTTTGGCGATGCAACTTTGTGCGCCAACAAGGCTGACGTGATTCAACGCTCTACATCTGGTGCATTTGCTGACGTGGCAACAGCTCCAAAAGCCAAGATTCTGTTCTCGGTTGGCGCGTTCGTCATGGCACTCAACACCAATGACGGGACGGAAAAGCCGGACGGCTGGCACTGCTGCGCAGCGTATGACGACACAAGTTGGACTCCATCCACAGCAACCCAAGCCACTAGCGGGCGCTTGGTCGCGACGGCTGGGCCGTTGACGGCTGGGGCTCGCCTTGGTGAGTACGCAGTTGCCTACAAAAAGAAGTCCATTTACTTGGGCCAATACGTTGGGGCTCCTGTTGTCTGGGATTGGGTTCAGGTTCCGGGTGGTGATGCTGGTTGCATTGGTCAATCGGCAATCTGCGATCTGGGCGGCACTCACTTTTTTGTTGGTGAAGACAACTTCTTTTTGTTTGACGGGACCGTGCCAAAGCCGATCGGTGATGGCGTTCTTCGTGAATGGTTCTTCAACAACTCAAGTCAAGTCTACCGATACAAGACGGTTTGCATCTTTGACCGTCCAACCAGCCGGGTCTGGGTGTTCTATGTCTCGCGGGATGGCTCTGCGCTAGATAGCGCGGTGGTTTATCACGTACTGACAAAGCAGTGGGGCAAGGTCAGCGTTTCGATTGAGTCTGTGATGCAGTTCGTATCTGAGGCAGCAACGATTGACGGGCTGACAGGGACGATTGACACGATGCCTAACGTCTCGTTTGACTCTCAATACTGGTTAGCCGGTGGCCGCTCGTTGTCTGTGTTCAATACATCCCATCAGCTTCAAGGGCTGATCGGGTTGTCCACATCGTCAAGCCTCTACACAGGATGGTTTGGCGATGACGTTGCGATCACCAGCCTAGACAAGATTGTCCCGCGCTTCGTGACAAAGCCAACGGCAGCAACGGCCACACCTCAAGCAATCCTGAATTCAGGTGACGTCTTTACAGATGGGGCGGTGTCCACATTAGGCAATGGCAAGTTTGATGCCCGCCAATCTGGGCGTTGGCACAAAGCCATGCTGACGTTTACCGGACCGGTGCAAATCACTCACTGCGGGTTTGATCTGACAAAGGTTGGCGAGCGGTGAAGCTGAACACTACCCCCCGCGTTGGCATCAACGACCCGCTTTTGCAGCGTGAACTGCGAGAACACGCCACTTTGGTGAATCTGATCGTTGATGGACGAGCCTCGGCCTCAAACAACGCATCAACTGCTGCGCCAACCGCGGGCACTTATGTTGCTGGCGACTTCGTGAAGAACTCGGCACCGTCTGAGCTTGGCTCGGCTGGCAGCAAGTATGTGATCGAAGGTTGGATGTGTGTCGTGGCTGGCACGCCTGGCACATGGGTTCAAAGACGCTTTCTGACCGGCAACTGATGAAGCGACTAACAGCAGTTCATCCCCACTTTGTCGACCAAGCCTGGCGCGATGGTGCACACCTTCTTTCAAATGCTTGCGATACATCGGGCGGCGAGGTGACTGGCGACCAACTCAAGATGATGCTGGCGCGTGGTGAGCGTCAGTTGCTCTGTGTGCTTGATGGTGATCTGAAGGTTGGATGGGTGGTTGCTCGATTCGACCAGCTTCCAAACGTCCGGGCTTTGCATGTTTGCGAGTTGTACGCACCAGGGGCCACGTTTGAGGAGTGCTGGGATCAGTTGCAAGAGTTGGCAAGGTCTAACGGTTGCTCAGAGATTAGATGCAGCGCAAAGCCTGCACAGGCTCGCTTGTATCGCATGAGGTTCGGCTTCGAGCCTGTTTATGAAACGCTGAAGGTTTCACTATGAATCACGATTTTTCAGTCTATGACCCTAACGACCAAGGCCCGGCAAAGTTCGGGCCTCGTCGTTTGTATAAGGGTGGTGGTCAGTCGTCATCGACATCACCAGAGGTTGCGCAAGAATTCAAGCCGCTGCTGAACCTTTACACGCAGCAAGCCACCAACGTGGCAAACACTCCTTTTAAGGCGTATGGCGATCAGCGATATGCAGACCTGAACGGCACTCAGAATCAGGCCATTGACATGATTCAGCAGCGGGCCACGAATGGCAGCGCGTTGACTGATGCTGGCTCGCAATACCTGCAAGACCAGATCCAAAGCAGCCCAACTAGCGCAACACAGAACCCTTACGGGCAGATCAGCGCAGGCACGAACCAGTACGCAGGATCTAACCCGTAC